CGCTGTGAACATCTGGTTACACAGCAGAACCTTGAACAGTACTCGATGGCGGCGGCGCGGTGGATTCAGTGCGAAGAAGTTATTTCAAAGTACGGGTTTCTGGCAAAACATCCGACAACCGGCGCGGCAATTACATCGCCTTATGTGGCGATGGCGCGGGAATATTCAAAGCATGCCAATGCGTTGTGGAATCAGATATATGCGCTGGTGAAAGACAACTGCGGTTCGGACTATAGCGGCCGTAATCCACAGGATGATGTGATGGAGCGGCTGCTTACTATGAGGAGAATATAAAAAAGACACAAATTAACTTGACTTCTCACAACTTCAGAGCAATATATGTAACTACCAAAAGTTGAAAGGTGCTTAAATCATGAAAACAAAGAAAAACGGAAACCTTCTTGTCATTGAGATACCGAAATCCGGGTTCTCAGAACAAGCCATCGCAAACCTTGAAAAGCTTATCGAAAGCAAGGCGGGCCTTATTAAAAAGGCAATCGGTACGGAAAGTCTGGTCGTTGAGAAAACAGAGGACAAGTTGAGCTTCCCGTGGTTCTCAGCCGATGCCGATGGAGATGCTGTGAAAGCTTACGTAAAATTTATCACAGCACTTTGCGAGATGGCTAAAACACAGCAGCGTGTCACTGCAACCGCAAAGAGTAATGAAAACGAGAAGTTCGCATTCAGGTGTTTCCTGCTACGGCTTGGATTCATCGGGGATGAGTACAAGGCCGAACGCAAAATCCTGCTGTCGAAATTGACAGGTAACTCCAGTTATGCGAAGTTTAAAAAACCGAAGGAAGATGAGGTGGCAACGTTTTCAGAATGATTTCAAAAGAACAGCTTGAGAACCTCAGAGCACGGTATCCCGTGGGGAGTCGAGTAGAGCTGGTAAAAATGAATGATCCCTATACCAAGCTCAAACCGGGAGATCAGGGGGTTGTTTCGATTATCGACGATTGCGGTACTATTTTCGCTGTCTGGGACTGCGGTTCAAGTCTTGGAATTGTGTTCGACGAGGATTATGCGGTGCGTGTGGATATGTAAAGTGTTATGCGAAAAAGCTGCATTTCCACATGTTTTTCGCTGAAAACACTCAATCCTCCTTATGTTGAGCTCAACATAAGGAGGACATCTGCAAGCCGGTATAAAGTGCCATAATGTAAACAATTTTGCACCCTAAAGTTTGTCACATATATGATGAAAAATTGAGTGGATATATATGTGTTATAGAGTTAATATGTGGCTAAAGAATAAAAAGGGAGGCAAATAAAATGAGCAAGACAGTATTTACAAGGAAATCGGTCGACATCGAAGAGGTCAAAATGCGCAGCTACAGGGAAGAAGCAAAATGCGAATACACGATAGAGAAAGTTATTGAACTTCCGGATAAAGAGTACAGCGCTTTTGCAAGCAGCCTGCTTAAAGACAACGAAATCGTCAAAGCGAACCGGAGCCTGATGTATGTGGACGCAAACGAAGTCTGGCACTGCATTCTGGTCAAGGCGGCAGATCGAAATGATGGAATATTGGTTGAAGCGGAAGGCTACGACTACGCGAGGTACTCAGCGTACCTCGAAGGAGGCACTCAGTCATGACAAAGGAAAAATACGAGGTCATTTCAAAGCGTGCGCGCAAGTTCAGCACACAGGATGCAGCAAAGAGCTATTCAAAACACACCGTCAAGATGTCAATGATTATCCTCGGCGATGACGAAAGGTTCTGGGTTGTAACACCTGCGGCTGCATCAGCCTTGGTTAAAGCGGGATTCGAGTATGCCGATTGAAGGAAGGACAAAATAATGATAACAGATAAAGTCGTGGAGCAAATTCTCGACATCCGGAATTCCGGCATGACTAACATGATTAATACGGTCACCGTTCAGCGCATTGCAAATGACCGTGGATATTATGAACTGGTCATATTTATCGAGGAGCACAAGGGTGAATATGCTCATTTCGTATTAATCGGAGACAGAGGCTAAACTGTTATAATATATACAATTTTGCACCCGAAAGTTTGTCACATATATGCTCATAATTGACTGGATATATATGTGCTTTTGAGTTAATATGTGACTAAAGAAACACGAAGGGAGCAAACAAAATGAAATTTTACCTGAACGGCAAACACATAACCAAGCAAGAGGCAGCGACCAAAGCAGGCAGTGCAAGATTCGAGTCCATCATTAAAGAAGCAAAAGAAACCCATGCAGACGACCCTTACACTGAAATTTCCTACATGGTTTCCGGCGGATTCCTTAGCATCGAATTTTAAGGGGGAAACGATTATGGAAAACAACAACGAAGCGTTCACCAAGCAAGACAGAAATACAAGGTCGTTTTTGAGGGAAATCAGCGGATGCCAAGTGCCAAAGCTCGCCATCTGGGCAGACAGGATTCTAAACCGAAAGGACAAGACAATCACAGAGTCAGAGCTTGCAAAATTGTTCGCAATCGGGTTCTAACCCAACACAAATAGAATAAACCATTTCAAGCATCTCTTTGGGGGTGCTTTTTATTTTGGTTATGTTCGCTGCCATAGACAAGTAATTACGAGGATTTTATAAGTGTCTTTTTCTTAATTGATGAAAAGAACTGGTAAAAGAAAGCTGTGTGGACCACATCTATCACTTTCAATAAAAAGATGTAAGTTAAAGAAAACTTGCAACACTTAGCCGTAAAGGCTGACAAAAATAAGGAGGAAAACAAATGACTGCCACCGAAATTAAAAGAGTTGAAAAGATGCGCAAGCAGGCTGTCGGCATGACGCGGATAGCCGAAGCATTAAATCTGTCTGTCAACACCGTCAAATCCTACTGCCGCCGTCATCCGTTCCCGGTGGCAGACACAAAACATGAATATACAGCAGGTTTCTGCAAGCTGTGCGGCAAGCCTGTGGAACAGAATCCGGGCCGCAAGACAAAGTGGTTTTGTTCCGATACCTGCCGCCTGACATGGTGGAACAACCATCGCGGCGAGGTTACAAAGAAATCCGCTGTGGTGCTGATATGTGAATACTGCGGCAGACGCTTTGACAGCTATGAAAAGGAACACAGAAAATTTTGCAGCCACCGCTGCTACATCGCAGACAGATTCGGAGGTGACCCGGCGCATGACAAAAGAGCAGTTTGAACGCGAGAGCCGGTACCGGGTCGCTCTTTCCGTTGCCGGTACGATGCTCCGGGAGGGGCTCATAACAGAAGAAGATCACCGCATAATTGATACAATTTTCATCGAGAAATACCGCCCTTTATTCGGCGGTTTATGCGCATAAAACTGTTGATATAAGCGGGTTTCAGAGGTAATATGTGACCTACGGAAGGAGGTGTTTAAGACGGGAAGAGACATACAGCGGGTTTTACAGGGCGTGACCGCGCTGCCCAGACAGAAGCGTGTCGCGGCGTATGCCCGCGTATCAAGCGACAAGGACGCGATGCTCCACTCGCTTTCCGCACAGGTCAGTTATTACAGCGAAATGATACAGATAAACCCTGAATGGTTGTATGCGGGCGTGTATGCCGACGAGGGTATTACCGGTACGAAAACAGAGCGTCCCGAGTTTCAGCGTCTGCTTTCGGATTGCCGTTCCGGCAGGGTTGATATGGTGATAACAAAGTCCATATCCCGCTTCGCCCGGAACACCGTCACGCTTCTGGAATCAGCGAGGGAACTGAAAGGCATCGGTGTGGACGTCTATTTTGAGGAACAAAACATCCACACCGCCAGCGGGGAAGGCGAACTGATGCTCACGCTCCTCGCTTCTTTTGCACAGGAGGAAAGCCGCTCGGTGAGTGAAAACTGCAAGTGGCGAATCCGCGACGACTTTAGGCAAGGCATGGTATGCAGCATTACTATGCTTGGCTACCGTCGAACCAAGGAAGGCGGGTTGGAAATTGAACCGAATGAAGCGAATATTGTTCGAATGATTTTCACGGATTATTTGAACGGTATGGGCAAGCAGGCCATCGCAAACAAACTCAATGAAACGGAAATCCCGACACGGCGCGGGATGCGATGGTATGCAGACCCGGTGCATGGCATCTTAACCAACGAAAAATATACCGGTGATATGCTTTTACAGAAGGTTTACCATGAGAACCATTTGACGAAAAAGACCCTCTTGAACAACGGCATACTGCCGCAGTACTTTGTGGAAGACAGCCATGAAGCCATCGTCGACAAAAAAACCTTTGCCGCCGTACAAGCGGAGATAAGCCGCAGGGCAGACTTGTTCAGAAAGAAAAAGGAACCGGCAACTCCGGTGTTCACGAGAATCATATCCTGCGGCTGCTGCGGAAAGCATTACCACCGCAAGCTGAACGCCGCCGGAACGAAGTATGAAAAGCCTGTGTGGATATGCGCCACCTACGATAAGCGCGGTAAAAAATACTGCCCGGATTCCAGACAGATACCCGAAGACATACTTTGCGGTCTGACCGCCGGGGCGCTGGGTTTGAACGGGTTTGACGCCGCCGTATTTACCCGGCAGATTGCGGCGATGACAGTTACCGCGCCTAACGAGGTTACTTACCGTTTCAAAGACGGGCAGGAGGTTACAGCGGACTGGAGCGACCGTCCCCGACATGATAGTTGGACAGATGAAATGCGCCGGGCCGTAGGAGATAAAACGAAAGAGAGGTTGAAAAAATGCCGACAGCAGCAAGGAATATAACGGTCATCCCGCCAAGCGTCGGGAGAGGCGTTATACATGATTTGGGAACGCGGAACAAGCGCAAACGCGTTGCAGCCTACGCCCGTGTGTCCACCGACACAGAGGAACAGCAAACCAGTTATGAAGCGCAGGTAGACCATTACACCCGCCATATCAAAGCCAATACGGAATGGGACTTTGCGGGGATATATACGGACGAGGGCATTTCCGCGACGAGCACAAGAAAACGCGACGGTTTCAATCGCATGATTGCCGATGCGCTGGATGGAAAGATTCACCTTATATTAACAAAGTCCGTCAGCCGGTTTGCCAGAAACACGGTCGATACGCTGACCACCGTCCGGAAACTGAAAGACAAAGGCGTGGAGGTCTATTTTGAAAAGGAACAGATTTATACCCTCGACAGCAAGGGCGAGCTGCTCATTACTATCATGTCCTCGCTGGCGCAGGAGGAAAGCCGCTCCATCAGTGAAAATGTGACTTGGGGACAGCGCAAGCGGTTTGCGGACGGAAAAGTCAGCCTGCCGTACAAGCATTTCATGGGTTATGAGAAAGGTGAGGATGGTATGCCTAAAATAGTAACTGAACAGGCGAAAGTTGTCAAGAACATCTACAGAATGTTCCTTGAAGGCATGATGCCGTCCACCATAGCCCTCGAACTTACCCGCGCGGGCATAACGACGCCCGGCGGTAAAGCAAAATGGCAGACCAGCACCGTTGAAAGCATCCTTACCAATGAAAAGTATAAGGGGGACGCTTTGCTGCAGAAGTGCTTTACGGTCGATTTTCTGACCAAAAAGCAGAAAGTCAACGAGGGCGAGGTTCCGCAATTCTATGTGAAAGACAGCCATCCCGCAATAGTCAGCCCGGAGGCGTTCGACGAGGTTCAGGCAGAACTCGCGCGCCGGAAAGCGGCGAGGTATTCCTGCCGGGGCGGTTGTTTTTCCAGCCGGATTGTCTGCGGTGAATGCGGCGCGTTCTACGGCCCTAAGGTCTGGCACAGCACCGATAAATATCGCCGGGTCATTTGGCAATGTAACCACAAATACGGCAACGGCGAACCCTGCTCCACACCGCACTTGGATGAGGAAACTATAAAGGCAGCGTTCGTCGATGCGTTCAACAGGCTGATTAGTTATAAGGACGAGGTCATAGCCGATTACCGCACCGTCATCCGGCGTTTGACCGACTGTTCGGAACTGGATACTCAGACAGCCGCTTTGCGAAGCGAGTGCGAAGTCGTGGTCGGATTGATACAAAAAATGGTGGCCGAGAACGCAAAAATGCTTCTCGACCAGAATGACTATGCTGCGCGATATAACGAACTGGCAATGCGGTATGAAACTGCCAAAACTAAGATTGATACAAACGAGGCTGACGTGCAATCCCGAAAAGTGAAATGCGATAAGCTGACCGAGTTCATCGACCGGTTGGAGGAACGCAGCGAACTGCTCTTAGAGTTCAATGAGGGGTTGTGGAACGCCACGGTTGAGACGGTAGTGGTGCTAACAACAACGGATATTACTTTCGAATTCAAGGGTGGTGTGAGGTTGGGGTGGAAGATAAATTAATATTTGAAGTGACTTGACAGTCATAATTAAACACGTTATAATATAAACAATTAGCTTATAGCATAATGTTTATATTGAGGAGGGAGCATATGCCAACGTCGGCTTTTGGTGAGTTTTTACATAGCATACGTGTACGAACTAAAGCTACACAGTTAGCAAAAGCGGCGGGTATCTCCTATGTGTATTTACT